GGTCATTAGCAAAAGCAAGTTGAGTACCTACACCACTACCAGAAGTATGAAAGTCTGCTATAACACTACCACCAGAAAACGAACTTTGACCAACTGCAATAGCACCACCAGGAATACTAACATTTCCAGTACCTTTAAGTGTCATTAGTGTATCTTGCGTTTGTGATGCTCCTGCATTCACAACAGGTGAATGATAAAAAATAATATCGTCACCCATTTGAATAAGTTTACCAGCAGCGTTAGTAACAGCCTTATAACTTGACCCATCAAAGTATGAGTTTTTAGAAAAACCATTATGACTTATAGCATAATTTTGAGTTCCTACTGTTAAATATGCGCTATTAGCAGCTGGGATTGTAGTAGTACCAACGCCTATATTCCCAGTGGCAAAAATAAATTTTTCTGCTCTAAAGCCCATTGGTTTTAAAGCACTTTGTGCTGAATTTCCTACTTGTAGTGCTAAATTACCGCTACCTACCTCACCTATAGCATCATTAATTGATAGTCTGGCATTAGTACCAGATGTAACTGATACATCACCACTAACATCAACATTACCACTAAAAGTAGATGTATTTCCACTTAGCACAAGAACATCTGCTTCTGAAGTGCTTGCATTCAAAGTCTTAAAATGTATAGCCCCAGTAGGTGTACTAGCTGCTACATTTACTATTTTTGATTCAATAGACGTATAGTTCCTAGCAGTGCTACCATCATCTTCACCACGAAAGTCTATTCTACCTAAAGAATCTGAATTTGCAGGAGAAGCGGAATCACGCCACAAAACTAAGTCAGGAGCAGCATCTGTACCTGTATTTGTATTCTTCATTACAATCTGGTCAGTCGCGCTACCTGAAGTTATAGTAAAGTCACCTGTAAGTTCTAGATTATCTGTATTATTTTTATGTACAGATTTAGATGCAGGTAGAGCTACAAAAACTTCTACAGAACCAGTAAAATTTATTTTACTAGTATTACCTGAAGAGTTTTGTAATACTTCATTTCTTGCTAACTCTCTGTTACCACCACCTCCAGTGTTATCAGTATAAGTTCCTTCACCTACTTCAAATAAACTGTTGGCAACATCAAATATAACATAGTAAGTAGTATTACCACTACCTATATCCCCAAACGATCTAAAACCAGCTACAGCTCCAGATAATGTTACTGTTCCTGTTCCAGGGTTTGAGGCTGCTTCTTTAACACGATCCTTTACAACAAGAGCCATATTTGCCTCCTATTTTAAGCTATTCTTATTATGGCATTAGTAGCATTGTTAGTAGGAAATACTATCTGAAAGTCACCTGCTGATGCAGATTTATCTGACCCAAAATCTAATATAGCAACAGCTTTATTTGACTGTGAACTATTATAAATTATAGCTCCTCTGGCAGCATTTGAACCTGTAAGAGTAACATTTGAGAAGGTTAGGTTACTAAAACTAGTTGTTGCAGTCGTACCTCCACCAGGAGCTGTTGGTGTAACATTTGTTAACGTGCCACCACCTGCTGAATAATTACTACCACTTACTTCATTGTTTGTTTGGTAAGTTGTTACACTACCATTCATTGTAGAACCAGACCCACCATAGTCGGATGCCACAGCACTATTGGTGTACATGGCAAGTTTAAATGTGTTACCAGAACCATTTGTAAAGTTATGAGTACCCTTTAATAAATCTATTTTAAACTGGGTAGCTAAAAAATTTCCACTGAAAGCCATTAGAATCTCCTTATATGTTCAGCTAAAGTTTCGTTTCCAGAATCTTTAATAGCATTATATACAGTAGTTCTGTCACTTTGAACAGCTTCTTTTATATAATGCGTTATTATTTGCGTTAAGTTATTTTTATATTCTAACGCTTGTTCTTTTATAGCAGGAGGTGCTGTATCCGAAATCTCTAAGATTTGTTCTACACACCTACTAGCAATTTCCTCTGGAGTAAACCCTCTGTTATTAGTCACGTTTACTTGTACCTTAAAAGTATTTGGCATATTTAAAGAACCAGTGAACATTTTCCCTCCTAATTAACTTCTTGTCTTGGCATTCCAGATCTATAGGTATCACCCTTTAGTTTTCCATCTCCAAGAACTTTTAATAGTTTTATAGATTGCATATATTCTTTTTCATACATAGCAACAATATCTGCTTCTGCTTTCATAAATCTAGCTGCTTCCATCAAAGCACCATTTAATAATGCGGAATCAAATTCATCTCCTAGCCAAGTAGTACCCGCTGTCACTATAGATTCTGGATAATACCCATAATGTAAAGTTATAGCATGGTTACCGTTTGGAGTAGGACCTATTAACATATAATCGTCATCATAGTATGCGTAATGTTTAGGAAAAGCTGTTGTAGTTGGGTTTGGATATGCCTCTCTTATAAAGTTTTGGTCTTTTTGAATTAGGTAATGAATACTACCATTAGCATCTGTAACGCTTAGACTGTAGCTATATAAAAAGTCTGGAGGTAATGCTAAAAACTTATTAGCGTTAGTTAATGTACCATCAACACTTTTTCTTATTGCTGGAAACTGAACTAAATTATAAATCTTTTGTTCTGCTTGTTGTGTAAACAAATCAAGCTGTGCATCAGAAAAGGAATGTTCTGCTATCTGCTTTATATTAGTTTTTAAGGTAGTGTAGTTCATTTACTATCTCATTTTTGCTGGTCTTACACCTTTTCTAGCTATACCTGCGCCTCGGACTTTTCCGCCTGTTTTACCACCTTTGGTTTTGCCACCCATGGCATAACCTTTTTTCATGGCTCCGCCTATGGCATAACCTTTTTTCTTCATGGGCATTCCACCACCCATAAACCCTTCTACACCACGGCCTTTTAGTATATCAGCCTGTGTTACTTCACCATCTTTATTTAGGTCGGGGAAACTACCCCCCATTTTATATCCCTTTTTCTTCATCATCAGTAGGCTCCTTATATAGGTTGTTGAAGACTCGACCAATATCCCAGATATAATCTATATCTTCTTTAGAATTATAAATATGTTGGTTTGGTTTAAAGTCTGGTGCTCCTTGACCTGTTTCAAACCACGCAGGGTGTGTAACCCGAACTCTATTGTTGGGTAAAGCAACAATATTACCAGTATACTCTCCTGCGTCTAATAATTCAAGTACATGACTTTGTTTATGTTGTGCAGGGTCGTCAGCTACTTCACTGTCAGTATAATCCACTGTAAAATAATATTTAGCAGGAAAGAATGTTCCATCTACTTTCGCAATCCAAGGAGCAGGTGTAGCTCTTTCTATCTTATAGACTGTATGGTTGTGAGACATACAATCCCAAGGCTGTGCTAAGTACGGAGGTAGTTCTGTAGGCCATTCTTCATAAGGGGTATCAGCCACAAGGGCTGTAAGAGGCATTCTAGCCCACATAGCTCCACCATGTACGTTAGGCTCTTCAGTATCATCTGATTCACATCCCGTAAAAATAACCTGAAAACTTAAGGTTCTTTTGGGTATTGATGTAACTGCTACTACCATTGCGTGTAAAAACTCTCCATGATATCTTTCAAAATTACAGGTATACTCTCTTCTTATCCATGCCTTAAAATATGGTATGTTACTTTGTAAATACGCCATTCTCTTTCCTCGCTTTTTATTTTTATCATTATACTATCGTTATATTTCCTACCATGCTGCCATGGCTACTACATTGATATACTAAAGATGTGTCAGAAGGTTCGTGGGGCACAATAAATTGTGTCAAGCCAGTGGTAGAATTATAGTTCTCTGTTACACCTGTAGTAAAGTCAGAACCTCCAGCGGAAGTCCTTATTTTTAAAGGATGGCTGCCCACATTAGAAGAATTATCTAAGAGATAAGTATGCCCTTTATAAAAAGTAAAATTTGGGTTGTTACCAGAAGTGGCTCCTGGCCCTGTAAACGTGTAAGCAGAAGTACCTACTACACCAGCTGTATACTTAGTAACAGGCCCTGATGTTTCATCATTTACTCTAATCCACGCTCCTGCATGAGCAAAATACAAACCTCCTGTAGCATGAACATGAGCTACTGCACCATGATATGTGCCTGCATTAGGTAGATCACCTAAAGCTGCATAATAAAATACTATTTTGTTAGCCCCAGAACTAACATCTATAACGCCATTAGCATCTATAATATCAGTTAGTACATTAGAACTATTTCCTAGAGCAGCATATATTTCATTAAAATTATCATTTATTTTGTCAGCACCTACTCGTAAAGTATCTCCTGTGCCATCATTTGCGTTACTACCTATACCTACAATTTGTTTTGCCATTTTCTATCCTTCATCAAATGTATCTGTTGTTGAATCCAATGTGACTGATGTACTGTCAAAAGAAGGAGCAGATGTTGCGCCTGTTACCGTTACCGAACCAACTGAACTTGTTACCATGATACCAGTTACATTGACAGTATCTGAACTTGCTGCAACTATTATAGTCACAGAACCTACAGAACCTAAAGCTTTTAGATTGTTAGGAGTTAAGGAATTATCACTACTACCTCCAACAGGATTCCAACCCCACTGAAAGTTTCTACTATTATCTAATTCTGCAAAATCAGGTCTTGGATTTTGTATAGCTTGAGGATCATGCACAGGAAATCTACCCAACTCATTCTGTGGGTGGTCAGGTTCCCAACATTCAACACAAGCTAGTAAGTTGGTTCTGCGCCCTCTAACTGTAGTTTCTTTTAATTCACTTAGTCTGTATTGGAATCCACAAATATCGCATATAGCAATAGCTCTGGCACTAGATGCGAATCTTCCCATATCAAATCCTATTTACTCTCGGCACGAAATGCTCCGAAGTTTTTTCTCTATCTTCACCTGCTGCCAAATTATACTGTTCATCATATGCTTCTTTGAGTATAGGCACTCGACCCATTAGTTCAGGGTCTTTCATAGATATATGATAAGCTAATCCAGCAACCAAAGCGGGTAAGAACCTAAAATTCATGTCTGCGGTTTCTACACCGTTACCTGCATCTTGTATTCTTCGCATACGCCAATAAACTAAAGTATAATTATTAGTATCTGGCACAGGCCATAAATTTATTCTAGGAGCATCTCTTAGACGTTCTATCCATATCTGTATAGGCCTACCTTGTGTTAACTTGTTAGGGATAGACGCGTAAGTGCTCACACCTATACGACTTACTGTAAGATCAGACTGTGTAGTTGCATTCCCAGAGTTTGTACGTATTACATGGTCAAGTAAATCTATTGTATCAGATAGTAGTGTGTACTGTGAAGTACCAGCTGTAAGTGCCTGACTTTGTTGATCTATTGTCCAAAGATTAAGACCTCTATTCTGCCATTCTATACACATTAAGTTCATAGATCTACGAGCAGTTCGTAAATCATAACCCGAACGCATTTCTCTTCCAGCACGTTCCCATGCTTCTTCAGCGATTTCTGTGAAGTCTAAATCAAAAGCTGTAGTTCCTGATGTGGCCATAATTATCCTCTATGTGTACAAGGTTTTCTTCCTTCTACCTTCCATTACTTTTCCACAACCTCTGGCAATAGAACGTTTTCCTCTAGCTAAACCACCGTGGCGCATACCTTTTTCTTTGCCATACAGTTTTTTGTATAGTTCAGGAAATTCTTTAAATAAGTCCTCTATGGCCGATTCATTACCTTCTTCTGCCAGAGCCATTAGTTGTGCTTGTCTACTTGCCATGACCTACCTCATCTTAGTAGGCTTTATACCTCTTACAGCTATACCACATCCACGAGGCTTTCCGCCTCCCTTCATGCCTGGAACACCTCCCCCATACTTCATGTCTCCTGGTTTATCATCAGGATCTTTTCCAAAATCTTTCATTTCCATAGGAGGTTGGGGAGCAGTGGCCTTTGTAGTAGTACCTTTAACTTTTATTGGGTCACCAAACGCATCAAGTTTCTTACTGTCTTTACTAGTATAAGCGCCTTCAGGGTATTTAGTGCCACTAAAAGTTCTTCTTGACATAGCTAATCTGCCAGAATCTTTAATGGCATCCTTTTCCGCTAAACGCCTAGTTTTAAAAGGTTCTAAGTCTTTTTTCTTTTTTTCTTTCCCGTAATCACCAAGATCTTTATTTTCTTCGTTAAGTCTTTTTACTTCTTGACTATACGCTTTTCTTGATAATCGTTTTGCTAAACTACTCATATAAACCTCCTATCCAAAGAAACCTGTGAAAGAACTAACCGCTGTTAAAGTAACATGGCACTCAGTCTTAAACAAAATACCCGCACCAGGAAGATTTATGTAAAAATCATCAGCTGTATTAAATGACATATCTAATAGAGTTGCCCCTGTTGCACTATCCTTTAATACAATTTGAGGACTTCCAGAACCTGCGGATTTTAATGCTAACGTTTTTAGACGAGTACGACCTTGTTTGACCGTACCCGTAGCAGTTACAGTGACCGCTTGTATGTCGGAGTCACCTGTGGATGGAAAATTACCCATATGTGTCTCCTATTACGGCTGAATAGTAGTGTTATAAGCTTGTGCGTAAAGTATAGTTACACGAATAGAACCTGCGTTTGAAGCTCCTGTAGTTTTTACAGTTACTTTAAGATCGGAAGTTCCAATGTTAGCCCAGCCTCTCGTAGCACCAGCCTCAGTTGTAGGATACTTACGTCCAATTTGACCTGCACCTGTTGCACAAGAAAAACCATCTAAAATAGTATTATCATTGCCACCAGATGTTCCTAAACTTAGAACAGAAGCATTACCACCGATAGCAGATACCACATCAATAATAACGTCAACTATAGCTGAGTTAGCAGGTATAATCATTGCTGTATCTGATTGTGCTATAGCTCCGCCTGAAACGTCTATAGTGTGAGCTTGCATGGATACCATGTAGCCTACGTTTGTACTAGCTCCTGTACGAATGTTACCAGCCCTTATAGGACCAGAAAAAGTAGTTGTTCCCATTTTTGTCTCCTCTGTCTTCTAAAGTCAGTTACACCATGTAACTGTCAGGGATAATTTACTATACGACATAAAGTAGAAAAAAGAAAGGGCGATTTTCACCGCCCCTCCAATATAACTATATTTACAATCTTACGCTCCAGGTGAGCCAAAGATACCTAGCGGATCAGACACACCAAAAGAGTATCTTTCTCTAGCTTTATATCTTGAGTTACCTGTATCAAAGTCAGCATCCATAGATGTTGCCATTGGACTACGTGTAAAATGTTTCAAACCGTTAGGTACGTCTGTCATGAGAAACCAAGCATCTGTATCAGTTAGATAATGGTTGATAGCATAACCTTCAGGAATAGATCCATTGTTACGTAATGCGTTTAGATCGTTGTCTGCTGTACCTACACGACCTTCTGTTTCTAATAATCTTGTAGCAACAAACTGTAGTGCTGGTGGGATTATTAGTTTTCTTGGTCTAGCAGCAATTAGCAAACTACGCTCATCTGTCCAAGCTGCGATCTGAATAACGGCTGCTTCTAATGAAGTTTCGTTAAGGTCAGCTGCTACAGCAGGACGGTTTGAATTAGTACCACCAGAAATTAGTGGGTGTGCAGTCGAACATAATGTCTGACCGTCACCATAGGTAGTACCTGCAGCAAAAGCATTATTAAGAATATTAGCTGCTTTTACTTGCTTTGTGTATGCCATAGCACGAGCTAGAGCTTTGGTATAACGAGATGATAGAGAATCATACAAGTTATCTTCAATCGCCTCTTCAGTGATTGAAAAACCCATAGCCACTGTTTCGTGGTTATAGCGTGATGTAAAAGCTTCCTGTGCACTATCATATTCGATGGCAGAACCTTCGTCTTTGACTGGTGCAGCTGAAAAGCCTGAAAGTTTGGTTTCTTCCTCAAAAGAACGATCAGAGGTTTCACTTTCAAAAATCTCTGCGTGTTCCTCACCATACTTAGCATATTCTAGTCCAAACAATGCGTTTAAACCAGGGAGGAGTTCTTTTAAGAGTTGCGCTCTACTTATAGCCATGATCTAAACTCCTAATGCTCTATGGTACTGGTGCATTCCAAAGTTCCACTTTACAATGAACTCTACAAAGTCACCAGATGAATCTGCGGTGTCTGTTACAACATCAATAACTCTCATAGGGAAAGTATTAGTTGTAGCAACTGCGGAATCCATAGCAACTTTTGAATTACCAGTTATGGTTGAACCAGCGTTATTCACTAGTTTTATATTATTACCTATAGCAGTAAGTCCAACAGCAGTAACTGTTGTACCACCAGCTGTACAAGAAACTACTTTAAATAAAGCATTTGGATCGTCACAGACGTATGCCTTAATATCAGTAGCTGCTGTATTAGCAGGATAATATTGCTGAAAGGTAAGTTGAGATGTACTAGGGTCTGTATAAGAACAGCCTAGAAATACGCCAACTGGAGTGGCGGTTGCCGCTGCTGCATCCCTTTCGATATGTCCCGTATTCACTAACTTTACAACATCACCATTAAAGATGTTGGTATTGTAACCAGAAGCGATAGAGAAATGTCGAGTGGCTCCAGCAAATGGCGTACCACCAATCAGATTGACTGGTTTTAGCCCGTATGGGGCATCTATTGTAGGCCAAGCCATGTATTTAGTCTCCTATAACTAAGTTAATTGCCTTTTCCGAATGTAACCTTAGATTTGCGATCATGAAATAATGGCATTCTAGGGTCATTTTCTCTCATAAGGTTATTATCAACAGATTGTATCTGACCGTCCGTTTGCTGTTTAAAATGCGCGGTGCGTTCTTCTACAAGCTCTTGCGGAGCTTTACAAAGCATTAAACCACCTATAACGACATTGTCTTTGAATTTTTCATTCTCAACAGTAGCCATTGTAATTTCTGGGTGGTCGCTTGCCTTTACAGGCTCCCAACCTTCACGTAATTTTGAAGAAACATTGGTTGGATCGACTTGTCCTTGTGTTGCCACACGAACCCAGTGGAACGCATATCCTGGTTCTGGATTAGGAGAAGGTAAAACTTCTGGTCTAGTCCATGCCTTTTTACGTACTACTTTTTCTCGTGTTGTAGCTTCACGGTCTATTCGATTTTCAGCCATTATGATTTCCTCATTTCTTCTGCAACCTTTTGGGCGTATAGTTCTAGTGGCACTCCGAGTTTTTTAGCAAGTTGTACCTGTGTTTGCGTTAACCTAATTTTCTTAGGTGCTGTGCTCCGCGTTGCGGGGGCAACCACATTACTTTGCTTTTTTGCCTCATCGGCCTCTGGTTCTTCGGTATTCTCAAATTTATCTGGGAACACCTGTCGCATACGAGCATCTATCGCTCTATAGTAGTCATCGCTCTGCAAGTCCACGCCTTCTTTGACGAGCCTTGCGTGTACCCCCATGGCGAGACTTGTCATCTCGTCATCTGTACCAAACCAAGTATTTTCTTTAGACCAAGCTAAAGCTTTTTCATCAGCTTGCGGTACAGCAGGAGTAGGTCCTGTATTCTGTTTTACATCAGAATTTGTTTCCTGTAAAGGAGGTATTTTATAGTTCTCTAACTTATCATTCTTTATCTTTGCTTGTGTAAGGGCTTCTTGTGCTTGTAATAAGGCTTCAGAGTCCCCAGCTTCGTGTGCTTGCTTATAAGCTGCTTTTGCTTTGTCTAGGTCAGCTTTTACACTATATTTTGCTGAATCAAGCAGAGCTTCTTGATTTTTTGTTAGATCCCCCTTTAGCTTATTATTTTCTTCCATAAGCTGTTTAGTAAGACGTTCTAGTTCTTTGCTTTCACGTAGAGACTTTTCTTTTGCTCTTCTCTCATCATGATAGCCTTTACTAAAATGTTGTATACGTTTACGAACTTTTTCAGAGTATTGCTCTAACTCGTCATCAGTTACTTCTTCTGGGGGTTCAGAAGCTTTACGGTTTCGATCCGCCTTGGGCGTATCATCAACTACCTCAATCTCTACATCTTTTTCTTTTGGCTTTTCGACCTCTACTTCTACTTTTTCTTCTTTAGCCTCCTTAGTAGGCTTTTTTATTTCTTCTGCAGAAGAAGGTTCTACTTCTATATCTTTCTCTTCTTGTTCATGAGGAAAGCTATATTCTACTTTTTCCATTGCCATATTTTATCTCCTATATTGCTCTCGATACGCCACGAGGGTCGGCTACTACTGCTTCGATAGAATCATCGTTCATTAGACGATACTCTACACCTGCTACTTTAAATCTTGTACCTGTATTGGCACGAAACATAACGTAATCACCTACCTTACACCAAGGTTTGCTAAAACGTTCTGTATCTTTATAGGCTTCTTCGCCCATATCTAATACAACACCTATAATAGACATTATGTGTTCATTATACTTATGAGAATCAGTTTTTAATACACTTGTACCATCAAAAGTTTCTCCAACTTCTGGCATAGCTATTAAAAGTCTATATCCAACAGGTTTAGGTAGTTGTACATCTAACTCGTCATCAGACATATTGGGGTCATAAGTATATATCTTTGTAGAATTAGAGTTTTCTTCTTTTACATTTATTTCATTCATCTTCATCTTCCATATAGTTGCGCGAGAGGTCTTCAATATGTGATAGACTAGTCTCCAGACCCCGAATAAGACCAGTCAATTCTTTATATTCAGAAAAATCTTTTGCTCCTGCTTTTGCTAGGAACTCTATAGCAGATTGCTTATCTCTTTCCACTTTCTCTTTAAGCACGTCAAAGACGGTTTTTACCATTACTTACGGCTCCTCCTTCTCCTGGCTAATCCACCAGTGCTAAACCTTACTTTTGCTTTTGGCGTATTCGATACCACAGTTTTACCTTTTGAACCAGCCCTCTTCTTTTTCTTGGCTGTCGAAGCCCTTTCCCCTTTAGATAAGGACTGGGCTTTAGAACGTGGTAAACACCTATCAGGGTTTTTCTTATCTTTTGAAGTACCACATTTACCTTTGATATTACCATCAGTACCTATCCTAACCCAATCTTGGTTTACCCAATCTTTAAGAGCACCCATTATGCAGCCTTCTTCTTTTTCTTTTTACTTCCTTTAGCATAGCTAGGATCTTTACAATATTTAGATGCCGCCATATTTGCATATGCTGAAGGGTAGGTATCAAATGTTCTCTTTGCCCAAGCTTTACCAGCTGGGCATATTTTTCCACCACTTTTATAATATCTACGCATTTAACAATTCCACTTTCTTAATGACTTGTTTATTCTAGAGTTTGGATCTCTAGCAGTCTTTGCACTCGTTCTCCTCTTTTTCATACCCTCCATTCTAGCGCAAAATGACTTTCTCCTCTTAGCGGCTTTAGAACCTTTTTTAAGTTTAGAAGGTTTAGTTGTTACAGCGGTTTTTAATTTAGACCCTGGGTTTGCTCTTCTATACGAAGCAACCCCTTTTGCATTAAGTCCACCACTTTTAGATTTACCTTCTTTTCGTTGCCATGCGGGTGATTTAGCCATCTCTGCCCTTTCTTTGTCTAGCTTCGAGAGTTTTAAATATCTCCATATCCTGTTTATTATCTTCTTTACGCTTTTCTACTTGTAACTTAACACCTTTTTCTGCAGCATCAAGTTGTACCTTTGTTTTTTCAAGATCAAGCTTTTCTTTATCTATAGCTGCGTCTGCTTGGTCTTTTTGAGCTTTACGTTGTACTTCGGCTTGTTTGATCTGCATTTCTTGTTGCTGCATCTGTACAACAGGATCTTTTGCTTTCTGCATGGCTTGTTTCGCCATAGCTTCCTGAACGTGCTTCTGCTGTAACTGAGCTCCTGCTTGAGCTACTAGCTGAGAGAGGTTGACTTCTATATCAGGTGGTAACTCCTCACCAGGTGCTGGTAGAGGTGCTCCAAGCTCATCTTCAATTTGTTTACGATACTTAAACCCTAAGTGTTCGGAGATGTGAGCCTGTAGAGCAGCTAATATTCTCTTGGCTTGAGGATTCTGGTTTACTAACTGAGCAATCATAGGATCTTGTAAGAAAGACATATGTGATTGTATGTGAGCATCGTGCTCTTGATATAGGAATGCCTTTAGAGGTTTACCGTTAAGAGCGTCCATATTTTCACTCACAGGATCTGTAGGCACTGCATCATCTTTCGTAGGAACAAGTTTATCTGCGTTCTTTATACCAAGAACTTCGATCATTTGTCTATGCAGTTGTGGTAAATCGTATATTTGAGGAGCTTGAGCAGCCATCTGTAAAACAGTTTGATACTGAACAACTCTTTGAGCCATTGTAGAACTATTAGGGTCAGAAACAGGAATAACATCTGTCATCATGAAATCTGACTTACGTGCGCTCACTTCTCCTCTATGAGGCTGGTAAGAATACTCAGGAGGAGCATACTCTGTCATTAATTCTTTTAGAAGCTTAAACTCTTGCTTCATAGCGTAATGTACACGAGCCTGTACAGCAGCCATCGGTTTTAGAGTTCGTTCTAATATAGCTAGTGTTGTGCCTACAGGAGCATTAGCTGACATATCAGATATGTTCATATCACTAATAGCTCCTAGCCTCCTTCCCTCTGTTGTTATTTTATCAAGAAGAGCTAGTAGTGTTTGACTTGGCTCTTTGTAAGGTAGAGCCATTATATTGTCTTTTATACTACCAGACGGTACATCTACATCTTTCCACTCACCTGGTTCAATAGGCGCATCATCTCCTTTAATACGCAATCCACGAGATTTAAGACCCCCTGGGAGATTAGAGAGAGTACCAGCATCAACAAGCTGACGAATGATTGAAGTTCCTGCACGAGAATAACCTCCTATAATATGAATTAATCCAAGACCATAAAAACCAAACCCAGGAACATATACATAGTGTACAAAATGCTGTCGCTTTAATTTTAGGTTGTCCTGCTCTGACCAGTTTCTTCTAATTGATAATATCTCATTTGTACCCCGTTCTATTGTTATAATATACGGTTTGGCCAAATCGTCATAAGTATCTACACCTTCTATAACGATATCTATATGTACCTCATAAAGTGTGTATCGGTCATCATCAGTAAGAGAATAACCCCCTTCTTCTGCTTTTCTCTCTTCTATGTCAGTATGATACGATTTAGGATCTCCTAAGTCTATATCACGATAAAAACCACTAGCCTGTAGTTTTTTAAGCTCGTTCTTTGTTTTTCTCATAACGTGAGTGACACGTTCAGCTGTTTCTATGTTAGAAGCACCATATGGCACAATAACGTCTTCAGCGGGTATATACATAGCACACTGTCTACCCATATTAGGATCGTAGTATACTTTTTTAAATGCAGAGCCTGCTAAACCTAAACTATACAATAATCTTTCATGTTCGGGTCTATACTCTACCATATTCTCTGTAAGCTGGTAATTCATGTCAGCTTTTACACGAGCAGCGGCTTCTTCTTTCTCTTTTGTTTCTTGACCTAGTATTTTTGTTTTTACAGGCCCAGCGGCAGGAAAAGTCTCACTCATTGTTTCTGCTTGGAATCGTATAGCTGCTTCAGCTAATACAGTTGAGTAAACCCCACACGCGCCCTCCCAAGGTTCGGTACGTTCTTCATGCTTAAACCCCAGAACGTCCAGCCCCCTTACAAATGTGTCTGCCCAGTCTTTTCGACTATCCACGTCAGAATCTACCATCTCGACAACATCACTCGATAAAAGTCTTAAATCGTTCTCTTCCATTAAATCGGCTATATTCTCATCAAATGCGCCTGTATTAATACCTTCACCTGGGATCATGGTGATTTCTACACTACCATCATCTAGTGTAACCATTTCTGGATTAACTATTTCTATTTCCAAATCAGCTCCATTTGGTGTTGGTTCTACACCTTGAGGTGCTTGATATAAACTTTTTTCAATAGCCATCAATAATATCCACTTCTTTTTCTCTTAAAGTATCTTATCTCATCTGCCTCGTCATTTGGCAACCTAATAAATCCACCTTGCCTAAATCTCATCAGAGCCATCACCATGGAATCCACAAGGTCATCATGACTCATAAATGGAAATCCTGCAACCTCTTCTATTAATTCTTCTGCCCATCTTGTTTCTGGAACCCATACCATTCCTGATGATACCATATCTGTAACAGAATTTAAACGGGCTAATTTATCTCCCGAGCCTCTATGTGGGGTATATTCCTGTATTGGAAGCCCCATTCTTCTCATTTCCTGATAAATTGCTGTACCTGCACTCTTTTTCTCCACAATAAACGAATCAGGCTCCCAATCATCATATTCTTCCAAAGCCAGAGCTTTTAGTTCAGGAAACTCCAAACGCTGCTTTATACTATTTAGAAGTATGATATGATGTTCATTTACTTCCTCATTTAGAAAAACACCCCAGGTAGTCAATGCTGTATAGTCTGCCCTGTTATGTGTCTCAGCAGCTGCGTCTAAAGACATAATAATATACTCACAGAGAGGAGGTTGTTCTGCTTTCCAACGTTGCCACCACTCTCGTTTGATGATCGAAGCTTCTTCAGCTGTGGGTTGTTGCTGATACTGTGCGTTCCACTGGAACACAGGCATAGATGCTTTTGTACGATGTAAGGCTTCTAAATCAAAAAAAGCTGGCCAAAGCGGCTTTTCTACGTCTTTTACCTGTAAAATAGCAGGAAATTCTACAATCTCATACTGGTCAGACCGTTCGTTTTGCGTCATGTCCTTGGTAACTCGCCCTGTCAGGTCATCCATATGCCAACGTGTTTGTATAATAGCTACACGCCCACCAGGCATAAGACGTGTTCGTGCACCAAAAGTAAACCAGTCGTAAGCTTTCTCGAAAACTTCAAAGTTGCCGTTAATCACATCTTGCTCAGAATGAGGATCATCAACAAGCAACAAGTCAGCACCACGACCTGCAATAGAGGAACCGATTCCACAAGCATAATATTCTCCTCCCGAATTTGTGTTCCATCTTCCTGCTGATTTAGAATCAACAGCTAGTTCAACAGTAGGAAATATCTGTTTATAATCTTCAGTGGCTATCAAATTACGTACTTTTCTACCAAAATCAACCGCTAAATCAGTCGTATGTGATACCATCATCACTTTTTTGGTGGGATTACGCCCTAAAAACCATGCTGGGAACATAATAGACACTAATTGTGACTTTCCATGTCTAGGAGGTATGTTTACACAGATTCTATCCTTATTTCCCTGTTCGATATCCATCAACATATTAGCTAAAAGCCTGTGATGCCTACCAACTTTATAATCTTTCTGCATATGCTTACAAAAAGCTATCAAATCATTGTAAGCTCTCTCATTATGTTTGCGTGTATTGAGCTCATTGACTAATTTATCAATCTCCTCGACCTCATCAGCATCAAAATTGTCTAAATTATCTAACATTTGCTGAATATCAGCCTCAGAAAAGTCAAAAACGGTCTCAACTGCTGGCATTTTCGTCCTTTAAACCTAATTCTTCGTCCACATCTATGGATTTTCCGTCAATTTCCACTGCGTCTTCGATATCTGGCTCTGGATTTACCAATTTTGCTAGTTTTGCCCTCAATTTTTCCCTTAAATCATCTGTAGACTGGTGTGTTACTGTTATTTCAGACTTTTCTGCGAACAATCCTACGTCTGAAATCTTACCTAAGAGCTCTAAAGCCCGTATTCTTACCCTTGGATCTGCATTGTCGGTCTCCAAAAGCAATTTATTTGTCACTAAATGCCTAATCTGCGTAGCACTTTCGACAACTGAACGCCCAAACTCCTGTAAAATATTATTTGTTAACACAATAGAAGCTGGACTTAACGTTGATAACTTCTTTTCGGTCACTTTTTTAGATGTCGTTTCAGGATCTCCAGAGTAAACAGTGGATATTTTTGCTACAACATCCTTATCCTCTTTATTAGGTTCGATTTCCAAACCATGTTCCTGTAATTCTTTTAAAGTGTTAGCCGCTGCCTCTACTCTATCCTTCAAATCCAGTGGTAAATTACTTTTATCTAGAGGTATACCTAATTCTGGTTCTAATGTAATCGCCATATATACTCGCAGGTGTTAACCGTATGGTGAGTGGGTGATGGAGAAAGGGAATGAAATACGAAAAAACACCCACTCAAAACCATGTATACCAAAAATTTTTTATTTGTAAAGTAGTTTGGGACTCCTATGGGGGGGTCTTCCTGTGTGGCAAAACTCAAAAAACTCAGGATTATTCGTGTAAATTAATAATTATAAAGAAGAGCATGGAACCAGATGACGTAAGTGGGGGGTGTCCCCCCCTATGCCTAGCTACCTACGTATTTCAACCGATTAGTTTCGGTTGGTTTTAGTGCTTACAGCTAGTAAACTGTGTTCATATCTATTGATTAACGAGTTAATATATGCTTATATATACTTGTCAGGCAATAATGCATGGCATATTTCAACAGTCATAAAAAAGGAGATTATACTATGACTACTAATGAAACAACGTACCTGCAGGTACAAGATTTAATACCAACTTTTAACAATGATAATAACGCTAGGTTATATCAAGAGTTGGGTCATCTTTCAGGATCGGTTACTAAAACTGAGGGAATGGCTGATAGGTTAACAACTGCTTTAAATAAAGTTGTTGCTCAACTTATTCACGAGGGGGAAATCACTCGTGATAACGTATCATTCTATGCACCTGCTAACGTAAAAGATAAAACAACAGGTAAGCCTGTAAAATATGTTTATTCTTATTACCTAGCTGATGATACATCTAATCTTGTTACTCAATGGGGCGACAAGTGTTCAGTTGACCATGCTATGAAAATTAGACGTATGGTTACTGAGGGATACGGTGAATTATTTGAAGGCGCAAATTATACGTTCTTTGAAGCTGATTGTATGAATAAGAATGAAAGAGATCTGTTCTTAACCAAAAAAGAACAATCCGAGTTCACATACTTGAATGATACGGTTAAAACACAACTTAATCGTATACGTACAACTGCCATGAAGTTGTTAGGTATGAAAAACAATCCAACTTCTAATAAACCATTGAATGAAAAGGCAATTGATTTATTCGATAGGATTATAAAGTTGTGTGAAGATCCATTGTTCCCAGATCCATATGATGCTGATGAAATATCTAAGTTTGCACATAAGGGAAAAATGCTTTGTCAAGAAAAGATGAAGAAATCTAAATAATACTCTAGGGCGATCCTTAACGGGGTCGCCCTTTTTTTGTGCCTAAATTTTTGATACC